CTAATTTTTCATTGATAAATTATTACAAATGGTCAATCGAAGATATTGAAAATATGATGTTTTGGGAAAGAGAAATTTATATAAATCTTTTGGCTGAAGAAAAACAAAAAGAAAGTCAATTAAAAATGTCACAGCAATTTGGTAGGTAAAATATGGAAGCAAACAATACGGGATTACCGGAACCAACAAAAGAAACTATAAATGTTGAGCAAGTAGTTCAAAATTATTTAATTGAGCCAGATATGCTTTTTTCAAATACAGAAAAAGCAACAACAACATTAGGCGAAGTTAAATTTTCAGAAGAAGATTTAAAGCAGTCAAATGTAAACAATAACTTTCAAAACTTGTCTGCCAGTGGCCAATATATACCACCATTCAACAATTCTGCCAGTTTAAAATTAACAGCACCATCAGTTGTTTTAGAAAAGCCAATTGAACCTCAAAATGTTTCAAAAAAAGAATTTCAAAATGTTTTAAATCAGTTGACTGGAACTATAAATCCTGCACTTCAAAATCTCTATAGTTCAGTATCTGCTGTAATGGAAAAGGGTAAAGATCCAAAAGGATTTACAGAAATTAGACCAACATATAATGGTGATGCATTTTTCTTTGCTGACGAAGTAAAAAGAACAAGTCAAAAATTTTTATGGTCATAAAAAAAGCCCCTTTCGGGGCTTTTCTCACTCATTCTCCATTTCGGAGAAGTATTGCAGTGGATCTTTTTCCTCTGCTTCTGTAATTGATGGTTCCTCTACATCATCCTCAACACTCTTAGATTCATTGTATTGAGAACGAATATCATCACCAACAGCTTTCTTGAATCTCTCTTTAAGTTCATCAAAGCTCTTAAATTGAGACTTATCAATAAATGGCTTGAGAGGATATTGCTTTTTCCAAAGCTCCTCAAGTTTCTTATCGTCACCACCAAAAAGAGGTGCAGGTGATGCAAATTCACTTCTATCGTAATTTACATATCCACCAACGTTTCGGATCTTTAGCTTAAAATCAGCTCCAGTCCAAAAGTTAAATGGGTCTACAGCAACTTCATCTTGAAATTCCGGGTGAGCTAGACTTTGGATTTTTTGAAAAATCTTCGTGCCATATTGGTATAGGAACACCTTACCCTTGTTTTCTGGATTTGCAGGATCTTCAATTACCAAAATATTAGAAATGTAAGTTAGCTTACGCTTACGGTTCCGAGCGATGTTTTTATCATCTTCGATACCGCTATTCCAAAGTTCGGTGTTTGCTGCACAAACTGGGCACTTTTCACCAATAGTCGTGGGGCAGTTTTCATAAAGCCATCCACCCTTGCCCTTGAATGTGTGACTATAAAGAGAAACAAAGGGGGTATCTTCGCCAGCAATTTCTGGAAGAAAACGGATAACCGCATAGCCGTTACCTGCTTTATCGATACCGGGCTTCCAAACCCTTTCGTCTTTATAGCTTTCCTTGGAGGTCATCTTTTCAAGACGCTCTGTTAAATTTGCGACTGAGTTCTTACTTTTCTTTTTAAAATCTGAAAAACTTGCCATATTAATATCCCGAGGATCTACCTCGGCCTTTCTACTTTAATTATAAGCCAACTAATATGTTAGTCAATTGGTAATTTTGGCTTTTTTTTATTTTTTAAAATATTGAGCATTTTACCTTCTTGCTCAATCTTTTCGATAATAGGTTTAGTTAAAAGTTTACCAGCAGCGGTAGGATCTATTCCCATTTCCTCGCTTAGTTCTAAAATACAATCCATAAAGGATAATTTTGTTTTTAAAACTCTTTGTAATACTTTATTTGAAAATTTTTCTTTTGCCGAATCATCTATATACATGTGTAATCCTTATATTAATATACGGGCTAAACTAAAAAGAGCAATCATTATTCACTGCTAAATATTCTAGAACTATTTATAGGATAACAAATGGCTTCTGACAACAACGAAAACATTATTATTGAAACTTCTGGTCTTACTGCTGCAATTGCTACAGACGTAGCACAATTTGCTGGTGTAACAGCCCACTATCAAATTTTTAAACTAGCATATGGAATAACTGGTGTAGCTACTTTAGCTTCATCAACCAACCCACTTCCAGTTAGTTTCGGAAGCGGACTTACAGCCACAATTTCTGGATTTAGTGGTCTTGTAACAGTACAGGGAACCGGTGGTGGTTATCCTCTTCCTGTTAGCGGAACAATCATAGCAACAGGCTCTACTGCATCCCCTGTATTTGTTAAAACATATACAGGTAGCCAAATAGAAATTACTGGTGGTAAATTATACACAACTGCAGACTCTATTTCTTGCTACGGACCCTCTGGAGCCACATCTATCTTTGTAAAGTTAGTTGGTTCTACCGGATGGTCAATAGGAACAAATGGTGATGCACTAAAAGTTTCAATCACAGGAGCCACATTTGAAGCTACCATTCCAGCTACTGTAACTGTAGCGGGTATTTCTGGTGCTACTGCCGTTGCTGTTACCGTAGGAAATACAGTTGGTATTTCTAATACTCAAATTACAGATGGCATAACTGCTATTTATGGCCAAGTGGTCGGCTTAAGAACAGATTTTAGTGCTCTTGGAGTTGGAAGAGCAACCACATTTAAAACAGGTAGAATTTCTCCAACATCAGCTGCAGTTCTTCAAATGGACAGTTCTGGGTTTACTTGCTTGGCTGGTATCAATGTAAAAGCTCTTTCAACAAATACAGATTTTATATATCTCGGAAATACATCTGGCTTGATTGGATCCTCTTATGGGTATGCTTTAGATCCTGGTGAGGATGTATTCTTAAATATTCAAAATACAAATAAAATATTTGCAGTATCAAACACAGGCACACAAGTAATCACATACATGGCCTCATAATATGTTGTCTTATGCATTAAATGCTTGTAAAACACTTATCAATTACGGAACCAATATACGAGGTTCTACATTTGATCCAAGCTTTTCACAGGGATTTATTTCTTCAAAACCAAATGTATCCTTAATAGGGTCTAGTTGTTTTATAGACTATACTGGCTCTTTTAATATTTCTGATTTAACTTATCTTAAAAAATTATTTAAAAACACTCCGGTTGGAACGACTTTTGCATTTTCAGATGCTTCTTATTATGATCCCAATTATGAATATACTGTAGATCCAAGTGGTGTGTTTCGTTTTGAATCTTTGACAGGCAATGATAAATTAATAGTCGGGGGTGTACAATCTGGATTTACAAGTTTAACAAACTATAAATTTTATAATGCAAATAACTTTGTAAACGCCCCTCAATATAGTTCTGGATATAGTGGTGGTGCAACAGCGCACAATTACATAGAAAATAATTTAACAATTAATGCTGGTAAATCTTTTATAAGTCTTGGTATAATTGGAAATCAATTTGGCAAAGAAGAATACGTAGAAGTTGGTGGCTCTTCCACCAATACAGGAAAGCTAAAAATTGATTCAGTAATAAAATTAAAAGATAACCGCGAACTTGTTTATCTGACTTCTACAGCTCAAAATGAAAATTTAGCAATATCGGGGATTACTTATAACCATTATTTGCGCGGAAACGCCAACCCAGAGATTTTATCAAAAAGCCGAAGACAAATAGGTTGCTACGTTGTTTATGATTCATTGGGCAATCAAATTAGTTGTTTTGAAAATCAAAACCAACTTCAAGCATTTTTGAGATCTCAATATGAAACTTCAACTTATACGGCTGAATGGGTTCCATCCCTATCATGTTCAAGACTTTATGATATAGGATTTAGTGCCTCTACTGCCGATAAAGCATTGCCTTACGATGCTTCGGTATTCGTTTACATAGATCAATTTACGGCTGGAAATTACGATCCAAGTGGAAATTATAATGAATCTTATGTTTATTTGTTAAAAACAAACAATGGCGAAAATGGAGCCTTGCAAGTTACTAGTGAATTAAACTTTACAATAGATACCGGATTTAAAATCGATCTTAGTCACCCTTCATTGAAAGGATTTGCTGTAAATTATTACATAGACCCAGCAAAATCTGTTCCAATGACAGAAAACATTTACTTGCTCGGTGTACCCGGTTTTGATCAGTCGGGCATTTTGTATACTAAAACAGAAACAAGTTCACGTTCAATTTATATTGAACTTGTTGGTCCAACTTTATTAGGACTGCAAGTTACAATACAATAAAAAAAACCCCCGCCGAAGCGAGGGTCTTTCACAAACCGTCTTTTTATTATCGTGAGCGATTTCGCGCTACACGATAATAAGTACGACCATTACGAAGCTCGCGAACTACAGTGTAGTTCATATCAAAACGATCAAATGCCTCACGAAGGTCATGCATCGTTGCACGCATATTTCCAACTCGGAAACGCTTGCGAGCTTCGCATGCACTCAGAGGCGTCCCTCTGCGCATATAATCAAAAACTCTTTGAATCTTGGTCGGACGGTCAACATTAGTAATCTCCATATGGTTCCTTTCTAAAAGAGATAGACCATTATGGCTTAATATTTTTGTATGTCAAATATTATTTGGTATTTTTATCAAATTGTGTGTAAATAATGTATCTGCCAAAAATTTAGATATTTCGTTATCAGATGGATAATGCAGACCTGCAACGTATCTACTATAAGCCATATCGTTACAAAATTTGTTTATTTCTAAACTTTTTTCTGGTTTAAAATTTGTTAAAACCTTATTAACTATAAATGAATCAAGTGCGTGTCCAGAAGGATATGCGGGGTGCATAGCTTCCGATGGCACATTGAATTTAAGTTGTATTCCATAATAGGGAGCAATTTGGTATGGTCTCGCTCTATTAAAATGGTTTTTCAGTAACATTAAAATTGGATCGCTTTGATTAAAAAGTTTATGAAAAAATTGTGTTTTTAAATTTAATCCTAAAAATGTTTTGCAAAAATTGACATAACATTTTTTTTCATCAATTTCTGCATTTATTGCAAATTCAATTTCTTCTTTTGTTGCATTTGCAGTAACTCTCTCTAAAAATAAAAGTTCATTTATAGTCTGTTCACTGGAATTTTTTGGAGGCTTCATTGCAAAAAATTGATTAATTATTCCCGTAGCAAAAAAATAACCAATAATTGGATCTGCGCAAGTTATTTTAGATTTATCATCGTACAATAAATCGCCATAAACTATTGTGTCAATGGCATTATTTGGTGTATTATATCTATTGTCCAACATATTAATATCTATATACTAAATATTGTTGACTGAGGAGGTTTACGTGGCAAAGACCCACCATCAGTTTGTAAGATTTGTGAAACAACATCTTGCAGAATACGGCATGAAACTAATCATTGGCCGTGGAAAGCTCGTCAATACCGGACACGGTCGATGTGAAGGCTATTTCAATGAAATTGAAAAAGTAATAAAAATTGCCGGTAACAACCAATATTTTTTGCAAACTTTAGTCCACGAATACGCCCACTTTTTGCAATACATAAACCAAGTTCAGGTTTATACAAAGTCTGACAAAGCGGGATTAATTGTAGAAAATTGGTTTAACGGCAGAGAATATAACAAAAAAACCTTAAAAAGAGCCTTTTTGCTTGTTAGAGCAATGGAAAGAGACTGCGAAAAGCGTGCTTTAAAGTTGATTGATGAGTTTAATCTTAAAATTGACAAAAAACTTTATGCAAAGCGCGCAAACTGTTATATCTACACCCATTTTTTGATGGAAAAAACCAGAAAATATGGAACTTATAAGAAAAGCCCATACTTTAGCAAGTATGTTCTCAAAATTATGCCATCAAATATGGCAGTTTTGAGTCACAGATCTATTCCACCCAAAATTTACTCAATATTAGAGTCGTTTACTCTTTGAGATTTTAAGTATTGTGGTATAAATTTGGTAAATTTTTCATTACCATAAGGCCAACGGTCATCTTTTTCCATAAAATTGTAATGAACTAATGAGTCTATGTGCTCTTCTAGCATTTTAAGAGTCACATCATCCACATTCCATTTTATTTCTGTGTCTGTCTCTATGGAAGGTTTTTCTGCTGACCTATGTTCAGCAACAGCGAGATCGGAAATTTTTGCAATATTTCCAAGAATTTCCATGGATTTGGCGCATTGATAAAAAAGATCCTTTTTGACTGGATCTTCTTCTTTGCGAGCCAAGTTGCGAATTTCATAAACTAGCTCTGGGATTTTCATAACAACTCCTTATTTTTTATGAGCTTGATTAAATACAATGAAGTCTATCGGAACATCCTCTTGATTTTTATTTGCTCTTTTTTTTGCTGAAACAAATTCTCTGTCGGTCAACAGTAGCGGGGTAACTTCCCCAGTGGAATCCACGTGCGCTGCAAAATAATAACTGTAGTTTTCTGTAGGTTTTCTTTTTTTGTTTATTATTTTCTTTTTGTTTTTCATTTCAAAGTCAATAGATACTTTGTTTTTTGGACTGTTGCCAGTATCTCATCTCTTATATTCAAAAGAGCTGTTTGATGTTCATCAATTTCTTTTGGTAAACCATTTATCAAATAATCTTCAAAAGAATCTAAAATTGTTTTAGGATCAATGTCTTCCGGTCCATTAAATTCTAATTGTTTTATATTATAAATCTCACCTCTCCCATAAACACCAATATAGGTTTCAGTAAAGGTATCTAAAAGATCATCTATGGCTTCATATGCTTTACCCAATGCTTGGTGTGCTGGATAAGATTGTGTACCCCAGTGATGGAGTCTTAATTCATTTTGAAAGTTTAATATTATTTTTATGCATGACATAACAATACTATTTATGATAAATAATTACATGCGATTAAACAATAAACAATTTAAGAACGTGTTGCAAACCATAACTTTAGTTGAAGGCAATTTTGGTCACGGTTTTGCTGATTCAAAAATTACACCAATTAGTACCAAAGCTTCGATGGACAATATTATTGGTAGGGTTTTATCAGATCAATCAATACCGATTAAATCAGAAATTGTAAAAGCATTAGAAAATTTAATTGATTCTGTCACATCAATTCAATATCCCCCAGACACAAAAGAATACGCAATTGAATTGGGCAGATTAATAAAAACTAATGTACCATCTCATTTACAAGGTGATGTTGTAGGATTGCTTTCAAGAAAGCTCAATAGTGATATTAGAGATGCAATTTTTAAAGGATACAGTGCATAATGAAAAAATTAGAAGATACAATTCGCGAATTGCAAAAAAAATATAAAAACAAACCATCACCTTTAAGTGAAAATTATCAAAAGTTTGCTCCAAATGTAGTTCCACAGCAAAATGCAAAACCTGAAGATGCAAGGTCTTTTTTGTTGGGCGACTTTAAACCAACTTCAAAATCATGGTGATTAAAACAAATAATTTAAAAGAAACTGAAATACTTTTAAAGCCTGAAAATAAAAATTTAGAAAACGAAATAAAAACTTTATTTAAAGAAATAGAAGAAATTAAAAAAACTCCATTTCATGATGTTTTTGTTTATATACCAAAAGAATTTCCAAAAAACTATTTTTATAAATTTTTAAAAGAAATAAAAATAAAAGAAATAAAAACAAATAAAGATAATTTTTTGATTAAAATTTAATGAGTGTATTCCAAAAAAATCCAAATGATGACGATGGGTTTTTAGATCCAATCAACATGGAGGAAAAATATCCTCCACTAGATCCACTATTAAATAAACCATTAAATCAACAATTAGAAACAAATTTAGTAGAAGAACTAGAAACTTCTTTTTTACAAAGCAATTTATTTGATGTTAATAAAAAAGAAGGAAAAAAAGAAGAAGATTATTTAAGTTCAGAATATAGAAAAAACAAATATAAAAATATAACCCAAAAAGATGTTGAGTTTAACAAATATCTCAGAGGAATTTATGGATCTGCCGAAAATTATTTGGAAATGAATAATTTTTTAATTGAAAATAAAATTTACGATCCTACTAGCGACTACTTAGCAGAAGTAGAAATTATAACAAAAGACTCATTTTACAAATCTTCATTTATTTCACAGACTGAAACTGTTTTAGAATTAATAGATGGAGTTTGCACAATAGATTATTTCCAAAAAAATGGAAGTATTGATAGATTAGTTGTGTCACTTTCTGGTGCACATGTACCACAAAATGAATTAAGAACTCGTTTATCTGCTTTTGCTGGATTACAGGGAGAAAGAGTTTTAGTTTGGAATATTGTAAAAAAAGGTTGGTCTTCATTTTATATGTCTAACATGACAAGATTTATTAGAGATGATACTAGTGACGTTAGATAAATATTAATGTGGAAACTCCTTCATCAAAAAAAGACCATCTTTACGCAATACTTTTTCGTGAATCTAAATTAATAATTTCTAATTATGAAAATTATTTAAGAGATAGACTATCTTCAAAAGAATTAGCAGAAAAAATGTTGTCTTTGAGAGATGCTATTAAAAAAATAGAAGAGTTCAATAAAAATAATTGACTAATTCTTTTTGTGTGACATAGTTTGTACGATGATTGTAAACTACGAACCAAAACTAGATTATTCTGATGTTTTGATTGTTCCAAAAACATCAAAAGTAAAATCCAGAAAAGAAGTTAGTTTAGAAGCGACTACCACTTTTAAATGTGGCTCTTCTTGGAGCGGTGTACCCATAATGGCTGCTAACATGTCTACTGTTGGTACGCATAATATGGCATTGGCTTTATCTGAATACAAAATGATTACTTGCCTTAAAAAAGGTGGTGATTACTATTCTAGTTTTGCAACCAGCTATCCAGAAAAAGAAAAATATGTTTCACTTACGCTGGGTTTGGACGCTGATAGTAAATTGTTTGTAGATACCGCAAATATAAAAGATCCAACATTTGTTTGTCTAGATGTAGCCAATGGTTACATGGTTGAGTTTCACAATTTTACAAAGAAAGTAAGAGAAAAATGGCCAACTTCAATTTTGATTGTAGGGAATGTAGTAACCCCAGAGGGGGTAGAGGCATTGTCACTAGCTGGAGCAGACCTCGTAAAAGTGGGAATTGGTTCGGGGTCGATGTGTCTGACACGCAGAGTCGCAGGGGTGGGGTATCCACAGCTCTCTGCGGTACTAGAGTGTGCACCAATAGCCGAAGCATTAGGTATTGGGATCGTTGCTGACGGTGGTATTATATACCCTGGTGATTTTGCTAAATCTTACATCGCTGGATCTGCATTTGTAATGGCCGGAGGAGTTTTTGCAGGTCATGATGAATGTGGTGGAGAAATCCGCCACGGAGATCACGGTGAACTAAAAATGATTCATTATGGAATGAGCAGCAAAACAGCAAATGAAAAATATAATGGAGGTCTATCAGATTATAGAGCTTCTGAGGGCAGAACTGTTGAAGTTCCTTATAGAGGTCCTGTAAAAAATACAATCCAAGATATTTTTGGTGGTATTAGATCTGCCTGTTCTTATGTTGGATCATTTAATTTAACTGAACTATATTCTAATGGAACTTTGGTTAAAGTAAATCGAACAATTAATACGGTATTTGAACACAACGAAATATAAATATATTAACCCCACAGGAGATAGCATCTCTTGTCCGACAACTCCCGAAAGGGAGTTGTTTCTTTTTGACAAATGCAGAACTGGGTATATAGTAGAAATCTATGAACATCTTTGTACTTGACAATGACGCCGCTACGTCCGCTCGCATGATGTGTGATAAGCATGTAGTTAAAATGATTCTTGAATCCTGTCAGTTGCTTTCAACCGCACATCATGTGCTTGACGGGGATTCCTTGTACGTAAATACAGGTAAGCGCAAGTACAAAACTTATATTTGTACTAAGAAAAATATTTGCAAAGCAACTATGGTAAATCATCCATGTACTATATGGACGCGTGAAACAAGATCAAATTATATTTGGCTTTGGAGACATGCATATGCTTTGTGCAAAGAATATACCCGCCGATATAATAAAGTTCATGCAATGGAACAAATGCTTATGGATGAACTTTATGATCCGCCATTGAATATTGCTAAAGGTAAAATTACACCATTTGCACAGGCGATGCCAGATCAGTATAAAGATGAAAATGCTGTGGTTGCTTATCGCAAATACTATATCAACGAGAAGGTGCGTTTTGCGAAGTGGAACTACTCTGAGGAACCTGAGTGGTTTTCAAAAAAAGTTTTTTCTCTGTCCGAAGAGTACCTT